GCAAAGTACGGCTTTGAATAAATTCAAATCATAGATCAAGAGGGGCGATATCGCTTCTCTTTATTTTGAGGAGATGATTAGTGTGAAACGAATAGTAGACCAAGCAATTTACGAAAAGCATGTTAGCCAAGGAAATAAAAACCTAGTCAAAGATTTTCTGATTGAAAAGAAAGCACAAGGAAAAGCGGCAAGCACTTTAAAGCAATACGGTTGGGATTTACGAATTATTTTGTTTCTAATACATCAACACTTCGGAAATAAAAATCTTATTGATTTAACGCGTAAAGATATTCGAAATTTATCTATTATTTTTCAAGATATGAGGATGTCTAATGCTCGTGTGAACGGATTAATGAGTGCATTAAGGTCCGCGTTAGAGTTTTGTGCGGATGATGATGACTATGATTATGAATTTAATGTAGGTTCACGGGTACGTGGTTTACCTAAGAATCCAGTTAGAGAAATCACTTTTATAACAGAAGAACAAATTGAGTGGTTAATCGATGAGCTAATAGCACAAGAAAGATATATGTTAGCAACGTATTTAGCACTTTCTTATTACAGTGCAGCTAGAAAGAATGAGGTATACCAGGTTCAAAAAGAAGGGCTGACAGAACAATATTATACAAATGTGGTACGAGGAAAACGGGGTAAGAAGTTTAGATTATATTACAATCACCGGGTGCAGAAATGCATTCGTTTATATATAAATCAGCGAGGTAAGGATACTATTCCAGATTTGTTTGTGCGTGTGTATAAGAATGGTGAGAGAAAGAGATTGAACAAGAGTGTATTTAATTATTGGTGCGATATATTTGCTAAGATGCTGAACAAAAAGGAAGGGAAGGAATTTAAAATGAATCCTCACTGTTTCCGCCATAGCAGATTAGATAATTTAAAAGTACAAGGTGTTCCACTTGAAAAATTAAAATCACTCGCTAATCATTCTGATATTTCAACGACTGAATCTTATCTGAAGGATAGAAGTGAAGAAGATATTGCAGAGATATTTGGAATGGACCCAAGTTATTTCGCAGCATAAAAGGAGGCTGAATAAATGTCAGAACAAAAAAATGATGACTTTAAAGAATTATTAGTTGGATTAACCAGAGTGGAAACCAAACTAGATACACTTGGTAATGTTAAGGATGTTGCAATTGAAGCGCAGCAGTCAGCGAAAAGTGCTCATTTAAGAATTGATCGATTAGATAAGTTAGTGTTTTGGATTGGTACTACAGTAGTTGGGGCTATTATCACCGGTGGGATAATGGCTCTTTTTAAATTCGCAGGGAAGTGATCGTATATACGGTCACTTTTTTTATTTGGAGGAGGTGAGAGTATGAGGAACTTTGATGCAGCTTCAATTAGTCGCTATGTCGTATTAGTGATTGCTGTGATTAATAGTGTCTTAAATCTTGTGGGATACCAAACGATTGATGACAAAATGACAAATGATTTAGTTGCTGTAATTACAGGAGCATTCACTTTGTATATGGCGTGGAAGAACAACTATTTGAGCAACAAAGGATTACAACAAAAAAATGTATTAGAAAAAAATGACTTACACTAAAAGGAGATGTTTAATAATGGAAATCAGAAAAAATTTAGTTGATGCAAGCAAATATGGTACTAAGTGCCCTTATACAATGAATCCAGAATTCATTACTGTCCACAATACTTATAACGATGCTACAGCAAATAACGAAGTGGCTTATATGATTCGTAATGATAACCAAGTATCGTTTCATATTGCGGTAGACGATAAAGAAGCTGTACAAGGTATTCCTTTAGAGCGTAACGCTTGGCATTGCGGTGATGGTGGCGGTAACGGAAATCGTAAATCTATTGGAGTTGAAATCTGTTACTCTCTAAGTGGTGGAGATCGATATTATAAAGCGGAGGATAATGCAGCTATCGTCGTAGCTGGGCTCATGAAACAGTACAATATTCCAATTAGTAAAGTTCGCACACATCAATCATGGAGTGGAAAGTATTGTCCTCATCGTATGTTAGCAGAAGGACGTTGGAATAGTTTTATTGAAAGAGTCCAAAATGCATATAACGGTGGAGGTAGTCCAGTAATGCCAACTCCTATTCCACCTTCAAACGATGGTACAAAAGTTGCTTACATTAATGGCGATAACGTGAATTTACGAAAAGGACCTGGAACTGGATATGCAGTTATTCGTAAGTTAGGTAAAGGAGAATGCTACCAAGTATGGGGTGAGTCAAATGGTTGGCTAAACTTGGGTGGCGATCAGTGGGTATATAATGATTCATCATATATTCGTTATACAGGAGAAAATGCACCAGCTCCTTCTAAACCTTCAAATGATGGCATTGGTGTAGTAACTATTACAGCTGATGTATTACGTGTTCGTACTGGTCCAGGAACTAACTATGGTGTCGTAAAAAATGTGTACCAAAGTGAAAGATATCAATCTTGGGGATATAGAGACGGTTGGTATAATGTTGGCGGCGACCAATGGGTTTCTGGTGAATATGTGAAGTTTGAAAAATAAAACATACTATGTAACAGCAAGTGAAGCCTATGTGTATGTAAAGTAAGTTAAAACAAATGGTGGCGTAGTCCCATTAGTAGTTCATGGAGCATTTATTTTATTCCGAGCTGGAATGGCAGCCAGTATCTATGAGCAAGAAAAATATAGAAAAAAATAAAAAAGGGTACGTTAATCAAATAACGTATCCTTTTTCTTATAAAATACGAGGTATGTATAGCAATGACCCAATACAATGCTTAAATATATTCATACTTTGTGAGTGACCCCCAAAAAAGGAAGCGTTTCCGTACCCCTTTAAAATATACCATTTCCGTCATAATCTCCTGTGATTTCCAATTCTGCTTCATGTACAGCTTGATCATCTTCAGGATTTTCTTCATCTACATACTTTCTACACTTTGCGTATAACCAAATATTCATAGGACGGTTATTTACAACCTCAAGTTCATCAAAATCAAAGTCTGCATGCCTATCTAAATAATCTTCAATGATTTTCTGTAAATCTTCTTCGTTAATCTCTATTTTTCGTTCTACAAATCCTTCTTTGCTATAATATTTGACCGGATATACATCACGCATCGTTTATCTCCTCCTATTTATCTTTATACAAAGGCGGAGCACACCTTATGAGTAGTAAGGATGTGCTACATTCAGAAAGTGTGCGATTTAGGTAATTCTACTTGGCTTGTTGAACAAATAAGAACCGCAAATCCATCATAACATACAGTAGGAAAACGAACATTCCCCCTTTTTTTGAGGGGACTTTTGTTAGGCCATCCTAACAAAAATAAAGAGATGAATTATATTAATTATGATAGTAAAATATGTACGCTGAAGTTGGGGTCCAAACTCTTACTTTTTTGCTCATTTATAACCTGTATTTAAGGGGTTTTAATTTTTAAAAATTTGTTAGGACGGACTGACACTTTTACCCTAACATTTTTTTATAGTAAAAAAATGTCCAAAAACAAAATAATTACTTCTAATAATAAATAGCCCCGTTTTTAACGGAGCTACATCCAAAAGTCATCATAATGTACATCTTTGTTAGTTAATTTCTTCAATGCTTTTATAATCTTTTGTGCATTTTTCATGGTTGGCGAAAATTTATCTCCTTGGCATACACGACTAATAGTCGATTTACTTACCCCGCTTCTTTCCGCTAATTCCTGTTGAGTAATTTTGTTTTTCTCCAGAAAATTGGAGAGCTTCGATTTTCTCCCTTTACCAGAAATAAGCCATCCCATTTTATCACTCCTGTTTTAAATTCTTAGTACAAGAGTGGTCAAAGATTTCATTTTTTAAACATCTCAAAAATAGGAAATTTAAACACTATGAAAATCTTCGCTTCAACAAAGATAGTTTCTTCCCTGGTTCTTCAGCATAAAACCGCATGTAGTCACACATCAGAATATTGATTAATTTTTCAGCTGTAAAACCGTGCATAGGGAAACTATGAGCCATATCCGAAAAAAACACTTCAATTCGTCTTAATATCCGTCTATCAATTTTTACAGAAATTGTACCGTATCGATCGTCATTTTCATTAAACTCCAAATTAAAATCCGTATAATGTTTCTTGCTCTCTAGGATTTGATACAGCTGCTCCATACTATTTTTAGAGCGTATATGTTCAAGAAAGTCCTCAACAAGTATCTCAGCTAGATCACTAGCATTACACTCGTAATCTTCCTCTTCCATATCTTCGATAATAATATTCATTCGAAATAAGTAAATTTTGAGCATCTTCACTTCAAAACGGTACTTCTCTTTTAACTTCCATTCAATTTTCGTTCGCTCCCACCAATTACTAGCACTCATAAGCTGTATTTCTTTCGTCATAACGTCGTATTTACTATACATGCGCTCACTCCCTACATGGTGCGTAATGCAAAGCATAAAATACGTGTTGCAGCTGCTCTTTGCGAAACTCCCCATTCAATCGCTAATTGGACAAGCTTAGAGTGCGCTCCTTGCTCCAATTTTGCGTGAATGTACTTTTTGGTGTCCTTATATTCATACGCATGTATTTCACTAATATAATCAATTCCGAGATGTTCTGTGATCAATTTAGACATGTATTGTGTAGTAGTTATATTTTGTTGGAACGCTGAAGATCTTATTAATTGTCTTTGTATTTCATTTACGGGGATTTTTACATCTTTCTTTTTGTCAGAACGAGTTTTACGAGGTTGTTGATTTGTTATTGTAGTAGATTTTCTAGAAAAACTAAACATAGGGTTAACATTGCTCATGATGCTCTCCCCTTTCAAATTCAACCTCCTCCCCCCTCTGTATTCTCAGGGACATAATTCCAACATGCTATCGTTCCTGCTGTTTTTGAGAGGAGGGAGGAAGGAGTAAAATTTTTCTTACATAAAGCTTTTATCTAAATTAGCTAGTAAATCCATAGCATTATCAACGACTTCTTCAGAAGGCTTTTCATCTACTCCTGCATCATTCTGTATGCCATGAGTATTTATATTGATTAGTAACTTCTTAACTAATTGAAGTGGATCTTCTTCTCCTGCAACTTCAGCAAGTACCTGGTACATTTCTAATCTCTTTTTAATTTGTTTATTTACATACCCTTTTTGTCCTTTACCTTGTTCCTCTAATCGAGTTACGAAGTTATACAGAACCTTGTCATTGTTTGGATTTAGCTCAATTTGAAGCTTTTTCTTTTGTAAGTTTGTCAAAGACATCACATCCTAAATAGTAGTATCCTAATAGGTTAGCTTCTTGACCGTTTTCTAGAACCGCAAATGTTGGGAATTGCTCTTTTTTCTTCTCAATACGCTTTTTATGAAGAGCAGCCATTCCACCAGTCCAGACGATTTTATCGTATACAGCTAAGTTGAACTTTTGAGAAACTTCACGTAATGCTGCATCAAAATGACGTTGTAACTCTTCATCAACCTTCTCAGCTACGTCTTTATGAGTGTATAAATCGTATAGAGAGCCGTTGTACTTATAGCCATTCTCAAGAATATAGTGCATGTTCGACACGCTTAAATCAGGTGTTTCACCAATGTTATCGCGAACGATTTGTTCAATAGCCATAAATGCTTTCTCACAGCCTAATTCAGTTCCTAAACGATCAATAACAGCATTACCAGACATATCAGTAACATCAAATGTGCCAAACCCACCATCGATAATAAGAATACGATCTTCTTTATTAATAATTTCTTTCTTCACTAAGTAATACTGAGTGCCGACGGGTTGCGGAATAACTAAGCATTGTTTCACTTTAATTGTGATTAACTGGCCATTTACTTTTACTGCTGTTTCTTCCATAGCTACTTTTTGAATCGATTCACGTTGATTACCAAAGTGTGATACTGGAAGACCTGTAACAAGTAACGGAATTGTAACGTTCTTTTTAAAGTCTTTTGCAATGAATCCAAATAATTGCTTCTTAAATGTTGGATCCTCATAGCGCTTCGCTTTATTCTCGCCAAGGGCACGGATTAATGGTAGTTTGGATTTTCTAGCTTCTTCTCCTATGTAGTATGGGAAGTCAGTGTTTGTTAGTTCAATTTTCGTGAAACTAGCTTCATTGTAGTAGTCGTCTACAGGAGCCAACACAGATAATTCTGTAATAACATCTGCCTCTAGTGATTTATTTTTCTTTGAAGCGCGTTTTGTAAAGCCATTTCCTAAGTCAATCGCGTATGGATTTCCTAATAACATATACATTCCCCTTTCATAACCATTGATTAATCATTGGTATTTTGATTCTAACAGATATTTACGCTAGGTTTCAATAAAATATGCCAAAAACAACAAAATACAATTGATTAACCATTGGTTTGTACTTTTTGCGAGGTCGTTAGTCTTCGCAATGGCTTCGCTAAATTTATAAAATGCGTGTAGAAAGGTAGGGAAGCCATAAGCTTGTCCTCCCTAATATTCCTTAAAATCCCCTATATACTGAGTTTTAGAAGATATAAAAATAGTACGGTGTGTGAAATTTCACACTCTCATTAATTCCCTAGATCCTAGATCAAGCGAATTAAATTTATCTAAGGATTCTACAGCTCCAACAAATTCTAAAATCTTGGGTATTTCAAATTTAGATTGAAAATAAACTGTCTTTGCTCTTGGAACCTTTTGATCACTTTGCAATTTTTTAAATCCAACATTTAATTCATTGTTGAGGACCCGACCAATATTGTTTAATACATCAACTGATCCATGAATTCGTAATCGTGGACGGACTATCATTCTACCTTTTCTTTTTTCTCGAATTGTTCCTAAATCGTGTAATAATAGAATAAAAGTCTTTACGAACACTAGTTCATTAAAATCGCCTATCGGAAAAGAACGCTCCTCTTTAGTAACTTGGGACCATCCCATTTCAACTAGCATGTTCACTAAAGGGTGATTTAAACATACTGCTCCTTCCCAATAAGGTTCATCGCCTCCATATTCGCAATATCTTATAGACCAACTTCTTTCAACCAACTCTGAAAAACGAGCAACAATCCATTTTCTTTGACTTCTTATTGAGAAACTGTCATTTCGTTTGGAACCGTATCTCCATGCGATAGCTAATACTTCTGCAAATTCATCTGTTGTAACAAAGTGATCAAATCGTAATTGTTCTTCTTCAGTAAATTTGAACTTTCTCGGCATACGTATTCATCCCCTATATGACATTAATCTTTTTTGTATTTCTTTAATACGTCTTCTAAACGTTTACGCTCTTCTTCAGAAGCTTGTCCATTGTCTTCCATAGTTGATGATCCAGTATCTTCCTCGCCAACCCATTCTGGAACCATTTCTTTACGTACAGTTTTCTTTTTAGGAGTATAGCTGCCCTTAGTTTTATTTTGATTTTTCTTATTACGATGTTTTTCTTCGTATTTTTGAATATCTTCTAATGTCTCGCAATTATCAGCATTCCAATTAGCGATAGTTTTCTTTATGTATGCAATAGGTTTATCTGCTTCTCCATCAATAGCACGTTTAATTGATTCGAATACTAATACTGCATTTTCTTCTTCACACATTTTAGTTAATTCAATTTTTGCGTACTTAGTTGTTTTGAAATATTGATTATAAAAATTAATAATGAGATTAGGGATACTCTTACCTACATACTTACTAAAGTAATTAAAATCGTTCTGTATATTAAATACTTTTGTATACGCTAAAGATTCTTTAGTCACGTGACTTAAATTTCTTAAGTCACCGTTTTCGGATGAACCCCTATTTTCCTGGTGACTTAAGTTTTTTAAGTCACCAACTGGTTGTGGAGTTTTTTCTTCCTCTTTTTTTGCTTTCTCAGATGCTTTTTTCTCTTTTCGTTTTTTTCTTTCTTCCTCTTTTTTTGCCTTTTTCTTTTTTCGTAGATCCTCTATTTCAGCTTTATACATCCAATTATCAGTTGTTAATTCTGGTTCTAATACATACAAACGATTGGCGCCATCTTTTACAGGTTCTTCGTCCAATAAGCCCACATCATGAAGCTGCTTTTTAGCTTTGATAGCTATTGGCTCTGATACCATAAGCATATAACTTAGCTCAGTGTTATCAGCGATGCAATAAATATATCCTTCGTTATCCACGTATGTATCTTTACTTTGTGAAGTTTGAACAGATAGTTTGTAACGATCACGTAAAATAGAATATAAGACACGAGCATTGTTATCTAGCTTTCTATATTTTGGTTCATAGAATAAGTACTGAAACAATTGAAAATATAAATCTTTACTTGCTTTTTCACCATCAATACGACGGTCACGTTTGCTTTTTGACATAATAAAAAATCCTCCAATTTCCACCCCGCCCAAAAATGGGTATAGGAAAATAGAGGATTGTAGTTCACATTTTTTAAAGTATATGCTATCATAGACGTAGCGATACAACTTTAAATATGTTCATACAAACCTCGATCTCCAGTTTCCAATTTTCATCGGTTTAGTAGGCGGACAAACTTACATCAACCTTTGAAAATTTCGTCGGGGTTTTTCTATTTGTTTTTTTAATTTATATGAAAAATTTACATTTGCAATTTATATATCTACTCTTTTTATGATAGCAGAACTTTGTTGAAAAAAGAAGAGTAAAAGAGAAGACCGTCAAATAAATGACGGTCTTCTTTGTGGATAAGTAAGGATATCCACAAGTTGAATTTATTATTTCACACCTAAAGGTATTGATTTGAGTCTTTATATCGTAATGAAGCATTTATAAATTCCCTAAAGAAAAGACACCCTAAGGTGCCTTCCTTCGACTTGATAACCACTTTAATTTTAATAACGAGAGAGTTAATAGAATACTACCCAATTCCTATTTTACCATATTTATCTATATTATTCATTGAGAAATAATAAAAGCACTCTTTCGAGTGCTCATTTTATGCAGATGCAGAAGCCTTATCTTTACGGAAGATTCCCATTAATCCACCGATTAATAATAAAATACCTGGTAAGATATAGAATACGAAGATACAAATAAATCCTCCGATTGCTGCGATTGTCATCATGATACCGCCAGCTTTGGCTTTATTTCTCACGACTATAGATCCAACAATTCCTAAAATAGATAGACCTACCGCAGCCCAACCTAACCCGATAATAGAATCAGCTCCTTCAGCTTCAAATGCTGCTCCCATTCCACCTATCATTAAAGCTAAAACAGCACCTAATACTCCAAAAATACCACCAATAAGTCCTAATACAAATTCAGTTGTTCGTTTCAAAATAAACACTCCTATTTAATTATTGTAGATTAATTCTCACTTCTTTTTTAGATAAAAAATTGGGTTTGAAGATTAATTGGAGCTTCGGGTCATCTTTCTTTGTTTCGAAAGCAATAGTTCCAGTGATTTTTCCGTTTGGAGCTAATTTACCAGAATTCAATTGAGTCTCTTCATTAACCATTGTAAACGCTTGGTCTACAATGTTACCTTCGCTATTTTGCAGGTTAAAATCGAATGGGTTGTAACTGATTTCTTTCTTTCCGCCATTCTCTATGGTTAAGTTAGCAATTATAAACTCTTGTCCTTCTTTAGGTTTGTCGAATTCGCCACCTTGGGATTTTTCAACATTAGAAACTGTTAATTTATAGTCTCCTAGTTGAATCGTTTCACCAACTTTAAACTCTTTGCTATCTTCTTTTTTAGTATCTGTTTGCTCAGTTTTTTGGTCGCTAGATACTTTTTTTGCAGTTTCCTCAGTTTCGCTACATGCAGCTAAGCTTAAAGCTAATGTGCCTGTTAAAGCTAAGGTACCAAGTTTCTTATACATGTTATTACCTCCAGTTATGTAAAATGTAAGATTTCCGAGCTTATCATAGCAAACATTTAATTATAATATTGTCATATTTTGTCGAACAGAAATGAAAAAAGCCCCTAACAAATTGTTAAGGGCTGCGGAATGGTACCGCAATCTAGGGAGTCGCCCTAGTTGTGGATGATAAACTGCAAACGTTAGCAATGGCATGAGCTTTCGTAGCAGTTAGTCAAAGCGGATTATAGCATTTCCTTGAGTTGGTTGATACGAGTAAAACATGGTTTACATTACAATTAATGGATATGTAATATTGCATATTTCCGAATAACCGCATAAAATCAATGGAAATAGTCAAAAATTCACTAATTTCTGACTTTACAAGAATATTTTACCGCTAGTCTATATTAAAATCCAAATGTACTATATACTCAAATGCAACAATCCAAATAGTTACATTTTTGGGTTATATGTAAAAAGAGAGCGTAATGTTCTCTAAGGTGTCAATGCTTCGGATTTTAAATATAAGAGTTTAAAAGGCTGTAAATTTTGTCGTTACATTATCTCTATGGACTTAATCATTTCTGAATTTAAAATTGCTTACAAGCGAAAATGAAAGGTGTGATAGCTACATGAAATACTTTTTAATTAAGTAAGTATATTCGACTAAAAGATTGAGCGCTTTCTTTTTAGGTTCTGTATCTAAATCGGATATTTGATCTAAAATGACTTCGAACTGTGGAGGCATTCGATATGTCCTGCCAACTAGGTTATCGAGGCTGACATTGTATATATCACTAAGTTTAATGAGAGTTGATACATCTGGTTCAGACCGTCCTGCTTCCCAGTTTGTATATGTTGAACGGACAACATTCAAACGGTAAGCGACATCATTTTGTGTTAATTTGTTTTTCTTGCGAAAGTATACTAGTCGTTCGCTAAGCAATGACTATTCACCGCCCTTTATAATCTTCGACAATTATAAGCGAACGAGTGGTAATAATGGTATATATTCGAATGGTATGATTAATTATGTGACCTTTATGTTATGTGAAGATTCATTATGAGTCTGTGTAGAAATAAAAGGAACGAGAGTTCGTATTTGTGGTAAAATATTCATACAGGTTCAAAAAACGATGAAATGCATAATTGCATTTTTTATTCCATGTAATACATAAAACGTTGATACAAAGCGGTTTTTCAATTTTCTCAATAGTTTTCAGACTATTATACGACAGAATTTTGGGAAATTTGTGGTATTATGATAACAATAAAAAACGGAACGAAAAAAAGACTCACAGCGTGTGTAAGAGTGATTTGGCCCACTCTTACACCGTTCGCCCGACTCACGAGGGGAACATCTGCCATAAGTCTCTTTTCGGTCACTACACGAGTAACATTTACATTATAACATGCCGATATTACTAAATCATTACTGTGGTATTATTTTTCCTTTAAAAAAGTTGAGAAAACGAGCGAAGTCTTTGTTCCAATGGGAGGAGCAAAAGGGATGCAAGAAAGTACAATAGTAAAAACAAAAGAGCAAACTATGAAGAACTTATTAAAAAAAATCAATGATGATTTATTCGCATCTAAAATTACTAACTGTGAGTTAGCTTTGTATTTAGGAATAGCTCAAAGTACCTTATCAAGCATACTAAATGGAAAAACAGAAATTAGTTTTATTTATCTAGTAAAGATCATTATGAAACTGTATGATAAATCTTTTGTATCAATGGAAGAACAGATGATATCCGACTATTTAGCATTTGCAAAACCGGAAAATAAACGGGAAGCTTTTGAATATGCTGCATTTCAAAGACAATTCGATTCTTTGAAAGAACTTATAGAGTCAGAAAAAAATTCTCCAACAATCGCTAACAAAGAGTGCGCGAAGGTTTATGATATTATATATACACATTTTAAAGTTAATGAAAAATATGAACCGGCAGATTTTTATGATGATCTTGAATCGTGTAAAAATGAAATTACAACAAATGAGATGAAAATCCTAACTAGTATTTTGATGTGCCAAGCTTTATACCAAATGAAAGAATATAAAAGGTTATTCAAGCGTATAACTCCTGTCGAAACTAAAGTTAAAAAAATATTTAACAATTACAAACGTGATAGTTACTTAGCAAGAATTAAAGAGGGTTTAATTGTAACTTATATGATGCAAAATAAAGTTGATTTGGCACGTGCTATTTGTAATGATCTATTAGAAATTTGCGACAAAAATCCTGCCTTTATAATTCAAAAAGCCAATTCTTTATATAATATCGGAGAGTCTTTTTTATTTGAAAGTTATTCACGAGCGAAATTTCACCTTGAACAATCACTTTTAATTCTGGAAACAAATTTCTCTGAAGGTGATAAAGACATAGAAAGAAAGAAGAAAAGAATAAAAAGCACAATCATTTTCTTGAAGATTCATCATTACCGAGACTTAGATACATTGCCTGATATTTTGGATGATGATGATCAAGCTTATTTAGAATTTAAGAGAGGTAACTATCAAGCGTCAGAGTCTATTTTACTGAAAATGAAAGAAACAAAAGGTTATCTTAATGAGTTTCAGACACTCTTCTTAGGTTTAGCAAGAAATGACCGAGAATTAATCGAAATCTCACATAGAATGTTTATCGAAAAAAAGAGCCTTTTTTACGCAAATCTCCCTAAAATATACTTGGGTTAATATTCAAAAAATGGTATAATAATCTTATGTGAAAGAGGTGAATTGATTGAAGAAATACTTAATGATTCTCCCAATATTAGCTTTTGTGGGTATGATTACTTTTAATATTAATTACAAGATAGATCAAAAAGAATATACAATGTCTGAGCCTAAAGTTGCTATGATGTCCGAACCAGGTGGCGGAGGCTGGTAAAATTTAATATAAAATGTAGAGTTGCGATTATCCAAAAGGGGTAATCGCATTTCTTGATTTTAGAGGGCGTTCGAAGTTTATTGTGAAAAGCTAACTTCGAAAGTATGTGAATGATTCACAAACTATAAAGATTACATTGGAGGATTTAGGGATGGAGAAATTAGAGAATAAAACTGTAGTAGATAAATTCGGGGACGTACTAAAAGAAGTAATGAACAGTGCTGAGAAAGGGGATTCAGTATCTTTTGATATACTAGCAGAAATAAAAAAAGCGGTTGGTAGCAACTAAAGCTATCAATCGCCGGATATCTTAACTAAGTTAGTAATAAGATCTAAAAGTTCTTTTTGCTTCTCAGGTGATTTTGTTTTAACTTGCATCATAAGTCTTTCCCATTCGTCTTTTGCAGCGACGTCAGGGTTCTTCTCATCTGATTCGCCTAGTACATAAGAAACAGATACATTAGCAAGTTTTGCAATTTCTAAGCTCATCTTTTTAGATGGGCATTTTGTACTCTCTTCATTTTCCCACATCGAAACAGCTGATCTACTCTGTATCCCTAAAGCTTCAGCAAATTCCCTTTGACTAATTCGCAGTATGTCAGTTCTTATATCTTTCACACGTCTACTAATTAATTTGTAATCCATACTTTATATTCCCCTTAATATTTATTAGTAATTTTTATTTACTAACACTAAAAATAATTATATAAATACATTTCCTATATCTTAAATTTAACAAATATGTTCTCGAAATGACAACACTTTTAAAAACTTTTATTTTTTATAATTTTGGGGTTCTCAAAAAGAGACCTCTTGTGATATACTCAATTTAACGAAACGAACAAAGGGTGATACCGAATGAAATTAAACACTGAAAAGATCAGAGAACTTAGACTTTCTAAAGGTTTCACACAGATTGAAGTAGCTGAAACAATAGGTTACACAAATAGGAATTCATATTCTCAAGTAGAAACAGGAAAACGTGAACCTAACTTACATAGATTGTCTTTGTTAGCTAATCTGTATGAAGTAACCATCGATGAATTGATGAAGTAGTATATTTTTTTGCCTTTCAGGTCTCTAAATGAGACGTCTCAAAAAACGAATGATGAGGAGAGTAAAATGGATCAATTAGCAGCAGTAAATGAAACGCCAGTACATGCTGAGTTAGTATTTGAAGTTAATGGAAAGGCAGTAACAAATAGTTTAACGATTGCTGAGGTGTTTTGTAAAAATCACGCTGACGTACTAAGAGATATTAGAAAACAAATGGAATATGCAGGTTACGAATTTTCACTAAGCAATTTTGCGGAGCGAACTTATGAGAGCAGAGGACGTTATTATCCGAAAATTGATATGACAGAAGAAGCCTTTACATTAGTTGTTATGAGTTACAACACAAGAGAAGCTGTTCAAATGAAGATTAAGTTTATTCAAGAGTTTAAAAGGATGCAAGAATATATTCGCAGCAAACCTAAAGCGATGAACGCAAAAGAAAGTATCCTGGCCAATATGAAAATGACTATTGAGTTAAATGGAGAAGTCGATAGTCTGAAAAAAGATGTAGAGAAAATGAGAAGTGATATAGATAAACGTATCACGCTTGATTATGGACAGCAGCAAGTAATTAGAAACGCTGTAAATAAACGAGTACATAATCTATGGAATGAAAACAAGATAGATAAGGAATTGTACGCTACAACAAGAAAAGTGTACTCCGCTTTATGGAAGAACCTAAAAGATGCTTACCAAGTGAATGCTTATCCTAATATACTTCAAAAGGATTTTGGGGAAGCTCTCAGTTTTATAGAAGGATGGCGCCCGTTATTTAACGGTAGTAAAACCGCTTAGGAGGTAGAAAGATGATTGACTTAAATAGTTTTGCAGATGGGGCCTTATTTGAAAGAGTAAATATTGAATTAAAGAAGGTTTTGGAGAACATTGCAGACCCAAATACCGACCCTAAAAAGGTAAGGAAAATTAATATTACGATTGCAGTAGCAGGTGATCAGCAACGAGATGTACTGAATTGTAAGGTACAAGCTAAAACAACGTTAGTTCCTGCAACAGAAGTTGAATCTAAAATTGTTATGGATTATGACAATGAAGGTAATTTAGTAGGACAAGAACTTGTTTCTGGAGTAATTGGACAAACCTTTTATGATCCAGGTGAAGAAGTAATAAAAAATGATGTAGGCGATAAAGTTGTAGATTTACGTCAACAATCAACTAACTAAAAAAAGAAAAGGGGAAATGAAAAATGATTAAAGCAGCAATTGAATATGTAGTTGGATTGGGAAATACACGTATTGAGGAGATTAATGGACAAAAGTTATCAACACAACCTATGCATGTTATTAAGAAACCGACAGCAAAAACAATCACTGTAAATAATCTTTCTGGTTTAGTTGCCTATATTAAATCGCAGTTTGATGGAGATCATCCATTAATGGTTCATATTGAAAGTCCAACAAGTGTTTCTTGCTTCACGCAAATTAACAATGACTATAATCGTAGTAATTTTATTCAAGTAGAAGCATTATTACCGCGTTTTTCATTTGAAAGATACCATGATGTAGAGAATTTTAATATTAGTTTACAGTCTGCATTTGTACCGAATTCAGATCGTGATTTAATGCTCAAGCTTGTTGGAAATGTCAAGGAAGAGGCTGTAAATACAATTGGTGACGATGGTGTTTCTCAAAGTGTCGTAGCAAAAATGGGCGTTGCTACTGTAGGGAATGTGAAAGTACCTAATCCGGTTTTATTAAAGCCATACAGAACATTTGTTGAAGTTGAACAACCAGAAAGTAATTTTATATTCCGAATGCGTAAAGGTCCAGAATGTGCATTATTTGAAGCGGACGGTGGCGCATGGAAACTAGAAGCAATTGACAACATTAAAGAGTATTTAACTGCTGAATTAGCAGAGGAAATTGAATCTAAAAAGGTATTTATTATTGCGTAATGGACATTGTCTTAGTTGAGAGTACCAATGCCGTGTGTATCTTTGGTTTAGGACTTGGATTACTAGCATTAGCAGCATACAAAGGCGGTAGCTTCATCGAGCGAAAACTCGATGAAGATGACCGTAAACAAGAACGGGAAGTGAATGTAATTGGGAATAAGAGACAGAGTGCTTCCTGAGCATGTACAAAGAGCTGAACTTTTAGAGGGAAAGCTTCGAGAATATATGATGAATCGTAAGTTATTACTTTCTCAATGTGAAAGAGCAATGAATTCTGGTGAGTTTACAGCTGCTCAAGAATTAAAAACACTATGCGACAAACAATCTAGTGAAGCAGTTGCGATTGAATCGGAACTTATGGACCTGTACATGCAAAAGCAGAAGAGTGATCAACAAAATAGAAATAAAGAAAGAAATGAAGTTTTGAAAGTTGCTAAGCATCTAGAAGAAGTTAGTGGAAGTTCGAAGATAGTAGAAGAAATCAAAAAAAGTGTATAAAAAATACCCATTTGCGAGATGGGTAGTTAAGAAAGAATTTACATTTGCAATTATAACACATTAGTACACATAAACGCACTAGCGGCCATGCAATAAGTGCATTAAATATAAACGATAAAAAATTAAAGGTTGGGAGTTGAAATTTATGTTCAGTGCGTTGTTTGACAATAGTGAATGGTGCGATATTTGCGGTGATGTAATACCAGAATCCGATGTAACAAATATGCACATTGAGGGATGCGAAAAAACGTTATGCAAATCTTGCCGTGGTGAGATGGAAACCAAATTAAAAGTGATAGATGTCAATGTTTTAGTAGACATGTTAAAAGCGTTAATTACCAAATATGGACGCGATAAGGTTCGTCAGTTTGATCTAATTAAGGCAGAACAATATGTGAAAGAAAATAACATTACTTTAAACATAGAAAAGCGTGGTGGGCAATTTAACCAAGAAAAATCAGGTGAATTTGTCTCACTCTCTACAAAAGAAATACTAACGATTATAACACTTTTACAAAGGAAGATCGGAACTCATTTATGGATGAATGCAGTTATCGGATCAATATTAGAACGCGGATTCACTGCAACACTGCAAATGCAGTTAGAAGGTGAGCACCATGACGGAACAACTGACACTGTTACTGAATGATTCTATAAAACAACCAGATATAGTACAAAGTGCTCCTTTTGATATAAAGAAGGCGCATGTAAAACAAAGGCGAGGATTGGCGAGCTTTGTAGATGTCATGGCTATTATTCCATGCGACGTCTGGAGCGCGGACGAACTGCCTCGCTCTACAAAACAGGATAATCACTTTGACATGTTCATGGATTATGTCAAAGCTATATGGCGTTATAAGAGAAGTGAAGACAAAAGTTTTCATTGGGATTCCGCAGAGAGGATTTGCTGCGCGGCTAGGGAATCGCAAGAGCCACAGCAGCTAAGAATCTATTTAGATAGTGGATTTAGACCGCAATATGTAACTAAATATCTTAAATAACGAAAGGATGTTAATTACTATGGAAGCTGATTTTATTGGTGCGTTAGATGCAATGAGAGCTATTAAGAATGGATTGAAAACAATGCAAGATTGGGATGATATATACCTCGTAATTAATGAAGAAGATAGTATTTATGCAATTTGTGATGATCCAGCTAAGTTTGTCGAAGGTCGTTGGGACAGTTGGGGAGCAGGACATGATCCGGTTGTATATGCAAATGAATTTAAAATATATCAATATCAACATGCTAACAGAGCATCTGATGTTAGTAAAAACGGGTTCTATAAACCAGTCAAGTTTAAAAATGGAAAAACGACTTATGCAAGAAAAGAAATTCAAATGAACGGAGCATACATCGTTAATTTTTGGGTTTAGTACAAATTAAGGAGGAATTAAATATGAAAGTGACTTTAGTGAATATAAATATGACGGAAATCATTGCACCGTTTATTGCAAAAGGGGAATGGGTAGCGTTTGAAGGCAAAGACTACACAATGTTTGCAGCAGTAGAAGATATTGCTTTTATCGATCAGAATGGCGGTATTGCATTATATGGAACGTGGGGTAACGAATCGGTTATGAGTGTAGGAGATAAGGGATGGCAGTTTGCTGATCAGTGCCGAAAAGCAACAGAAGATGAGCAGTATTGGGAAGAACGCCGCAGAGTATTCGCTGCTAAAGGTAGAAAAAACAACGAATTCCATCCTGGCGACTTCGTTAGTAACGATAAACGTGTTTTAACTGTACAACATCAAGATTCTGAAACGGGACTTGTAGCAGTACTGGTCAATAATTCAGATGAAAGGTTCCAAATAGATCCTAAAGAACTAGAAATCTACTTTTTCGCAGAAGATATGGCAGGTTAATCCGTTATGGATAAGGATACATTAATTGTTTTTGTAATATTCAGTCTTATTATAGCTATAGCAATTAGGGTATTCGATAAGATTCAAAAGTAAACAGCAGGTGAACAAAGCAATTGGAGAAACAAAGGATAATAAATCGATTAATAGATTTGAAGTGTTATAGGCTCAGAGACCGTCAATTGTGGGAATTGGACGAGCTAGAATTGACGGTCTTACTAATAGTTACAAATATAAAACAATTAAAGGGGATAAATAATATGAAATTTGAAATTACTTGCTTATGTGGAATGAATATACTGGCTAGTTTGGTTGAAAAGGAATTTGAAAATGAAGGTCCAGTTACATCTGTATTGCCAATTATTACAACGGAGGATAACGGGATTGGCGGAATCATGGTAAGCGCAGAAGAAAAAACTATTCATGTGAAATGCACGAATTGCAACAAAACGGCGCGCTTTTTGCTAGAAGTACCTTTGGAGATGATTAATCAAGAAAAAATAGCAGAAATGGATTGGTCAAAAGTCTCCTTTGTTGGACAGGAGGGAAACTAATGGATACTCCTACATACAAGTATCATATTTCAACGGTTTTTCCGCAGTGGAGATGTGACCATATTGTGTTTAAGGAAAGTGAAGAGAAAGCAAAATACCACTATTATAAACAATTTAAAAAGCAGCACTTTATAGATATGCCATTCGAACAATTTGAAAGGTTCATTAGTTGCAAGTATCTGGGAGTAGTAGATATTAGTACACTTTTTGGACAAGAAGCACCATTTCGAAAAATGTGTAACTACAGAAGAATACCATTTGCTAAACGCGGGATGCGTGTCGAAGTACAGGGAAGACAAGGGACGATTGTCGGGAATTGCAAAAATGATTTGTACGTTATTTTAGATGGAAATCCGCATAAGTTTAGATTTAATCCGTATTGGGAAATTGCATATTTTAATGAGAATGGTGCCATTATTAAAGATTATCGTAAAGGAGTGTATGCACAATGAGACATACAACTAACTTGCATATCATTACTAAAGAAGAAACAAGCCAAACATTTGATATTAGTGAATTAATGGAAATGCAAAAAGAACTTGATAGACGCATTGGTTATAAGGGTAATGACAAATTAGACATGCTGTTTCGTGCATTATTAGTGGAGATTGGCGAGGCTTGGAATGAAACGAGAGCATTTAAAATGTGGAGTGTAGGGTTTGGGACTCCTAAAGAAGGGCTGTTGGTTGAATTAGTTGATGGGTTTCATTTTCTCATGAACATTGTAATTGAATTAGATCGCCATACATTAAAGCGTAGAATAGCAGCAATGTTCCGCGAACAATACATTATGAAGAAAAATATATTAAGCGTCAATATGCTATTTGAATGGTATATGCAGGATATTTTAACCGCTAAACGTGCGTGGTGCCAATATAGAGATTTAAACGTAACTCTAACACATTTGCATAAGGCTTTTGGTATTTTCTTCCGTCTTTGTTACTTGTATGGGTACAAATTTGAAGATATTGTACAAGCCTACAAAGATAAAAATAAGGAGAACTTTGAACGTCAAGCAAGTGGATATTGAGTAAAGAGGAGGATGGGTTTTATGAAATCGTCATATGAATATTATGTCACTCCAGAAGATTATGAAGTAGCAGCTAAGCATGGGGTTAGTCGTAAATTATTAGAACATAGGATTAGAAATTTGGGTTGGGATAAAGATTTTGCAATGACTGAATCACCTCGAAAAGCTTCAGAATGGTCTAAAGTGAAAGAGATTGCTTTGAAAAATAATATAGGAAGAACCACATTTAAGGGAAGAAGAAAAAGAGGTTGGAGTTTAATAGATTCAATAACTAAACCTCCATTGAGTCGAGAGGAAACTTTGAAGCGTGCGAATGAATGTAATCGTGTATTGACGGATGAACAAATACAAAAGGCAAAGGAAAATGGCTTAAGATATAGCACAGTTTACGATCGGATTAAGAAATTGAAATGGAATATAGAAGAAGCGTTAACAACACCTGCTTTATCAACAAAAGAACGTATGCGGAGACTAAAAGAAAATTCTTGTTGGATTAGATTGTAAATTATATATAAATATTTGTTATTAAGTAGGTGGTGTAGTGGGATATACGTTCATATTTTTATTAGGCTGGATTATAGGCTTAATAACAGGATTATTAGAAAAAATAAATAGAAAAATTAAAGGGGAATAAAAAATGAATACAATTATTATTAAATTTGGACAAGGTACAGCAGCTTGGAAGGATATGCAAGATATTGCGAAAGTGTTACAAGAGAAAGGGTATTCTGTTGAACCGTATGAAGAAATTGGAACTGTAAAACTAACTAAGAAAATCAATGACGAATTAGTAGATAAGAAAAAGCAATTTAATTGTGATATTTGCTTTTTAAATAAGGATATTGAAGAAAAGTCTATTTATCAATTCGATAAGTCTGGTGACATTGTAGCGTGTATAGATTGTGAGAAACAAGCATTTGAACAGTCAAAAAAATAGCTATTTTGGAGGGGAATGAAAGTGGAGAAATGCAATTATGTTGGATGTAAAAATGATGCAACAACCAAGGGTTTTATATTCGCTAGAGATCCACAAGGCAGGAAGCATCTTCCTACAGATGTATACGCTTGCGATAAACATAAAAAGTCTTCCAGTTTTTTTGAATATAAAACAGCAAGAACAAACTAAACAAAATTTGAATTTTGTACAAAAACGGAGGGGAATAGAATGGTGAGAAGTTTAGATTGGGGCGGATTGAAAAGTAATTGGGAAGCTTTTAAAGAGTTCGTTCAAAGAGAAGGAAAAGGCACTAGCATATTAACGGAGTACTATTTTGTATTCAGAGAAGACGACTGCGGTGATGAAGCGTACATTTTTACAACGCATTCTGACTTAGATGATTGGCTATCGGAAATGTTTTGGCAATGGGAGCGTTATGATACTAGAAATGTTGAAGAATCGATGGATGATGTGTTTGTTTGGAAGTTAATTTCTGAAAGTGATTTTAAGCGTTTAGACACGCTATATAAGGGAGCAAGAAAAACATCGATTGAAATCAATGGAGAAAGATACTATAGAAAGTTAATAAAAGTATCTGTAGAGCCGACAGTTGTTGTTTCAACTAATTTTTATTAAAAGCGTTATTTGAGAGAAAAGGAGATGAATACATTGGCCCAACACTGTTTAAATTGTGGGAATAAGTTAGAGACGGTTAATTATGTTGAAACTTGCACTAAATATATTTGTTCTACGTGTAATGTACACTGGTTTCAATCTAGAAGAGTAGTTGTAGAGTGGACTAAACAAAAGATTAAAGCAGACAATACAAAATAGTTATTTGAATTAGTTTTATTAATAAAAAGAGCACACTTGTATATGTGCTCTCAA